CAACAGAATGGAAAGCCATTTCTTCCAAATCCAGTAATGCGGATATGCACAGCGCGGCTAAAGATTAAACCGTTTATTGCTTATTTAAGGTCTATTGGGTGGACAGAGTGGGACAACATGGTTGGCATTCGTGCTGACGAGCAGCGTAGAGTGGCGAAGATTCGGGCAAATCCCGGCGAGGATGGCGGTGCGGTCAAAAGCGTAGAGCGGCTTATGCCGTTGGCGGACGCCAATGTCACCAAAGAGATAATTGGTGATTTTTGGCGAAACCAGTCGTTTGATTTAAGGTTGCCAAATCACAACGGCGTGACTATGCACGGGAACTGTGATTTGTGTTTCCTAAAAAGTGCGTCACAAATTCAATCATTGATTATTGAAAAGCCAGAGCGTGCCATTTGGTGGGCAAAGATGGAAGCCTCAGTTGCTTCTGCCACAGGCTACGGGCCAAATTCTTTATTCCGCAAAGACCGTCCAAGCTACGCCGCAATGCTCCAGTACAGCAAAGAACAGCGCAACATGTTCGACCCCAATGAAGAAGCCATCTCCTGCTTTTGCGGAGAGTAACAGCTGTTACAGTGACCGCCACAATTTTTTTTACAAAACACTTGACAGCTACAGACTAGCTGTGTTTATAATTGCTATGTTGCCGTAGGAAGCGACGAGTAGAGGCCGTTTACACATGCGTTTTGCCTTGCCTAATGACCAGTTGAAGAGTCATTAGGCAAGGTTCCTACCAAGCGCAGTTGTAAGCGGCTTTTTCGTTTCTTCCTCAGTAACCGTACCCCGCACGCAGCAGCGCACTTGAATCGGTGGCTCGGGAGAAAAGACACGGCAAACTCGACACCCCGGTTTGCTGTACCAGCCTGTCAACGAGGGACTGGTGTAGTCGGTAGGACAAGGGTGGAGTGCCAAGCCTACCGATGAATGAATCGTTGCCTCAGGGGGACTGGGGCTGGGCCTTTTGCCTAGTCTGGGTCGTGGGTGGTGATCCACCCCTTGGGGAACCTCAAGATGCCAATGTAACTGTTGCATTCTCAGGAAGTCATGTGTTATATTGGGTTTTTTTAACAACGGAGTCAAACAGATGATCAAAACTTTAAATTTAGCGGTGTTACGCCTCGATGGAGAGACGCAAGCCCGCTTGGCCTTGTCGCAGGAAAAGGTTCAGGAATACGCCGCCTTGATGGAGGACGGCGAAGAGTTCCGCCCTGTGGAGGCCTTCTTTGACGGCAGCGACTACTGGTTAGCGGACGGCTTTCACAGGTACTTTGCCACCAAAGCCAACAAGAAAACCTCGATTGCAGTCACCATCCACAACGGTACTCTGGAAGAGGCCCAGTTGTTTGCATTCTCTGCGAACAAAGGGCACGGGCTGCACATGTCGGCTATAGACATTCGGCACTGCATTGTTCGGATGCTCGAGCATCCAGTCTGGGGCGGCTGGAGTAATGCGGCCATCGCCAAGCATGTGGGCACTTCCAAGATGACTGTGGGCAGGGTAAAGGCAGCCATGTCCGAGCCGGAAGAGTCAACAGAAAAGAAGTATGTCAACAAGCATGGGCAAAAGCAAACCATGAAGACGACAAACATTGGCCGCAAAGCCAAACCGGCAGCCGCGCCACCCCCTGAGCCAGAGCAAGACGATAAAGCTGCGGAGTTGGCCGACACGATCAATCATTTGGCCGTAGAGAATCAGAAGCTTAAAGACGCTATCGCCGTTGGTGCGTGGGATGCCACCGACATAGAAAAAGAGGATGCTCAAGAGACAATTGCGGCCCTTCGGGAGGAGATCCGAGTGCTGGAGATTGAGGTCAAGACATTGCGCGAGAGCCGTGATATGTTTCAGAACCGCAATGCCGAGATGATGCGGACAGTCAAAAGCTTGCAAGCCAAGTTAAAAAAACTGGGTCAATAAACCCAACCCTACGCCGGAGGGATTCCGGTAGTTCAGGAGATCTTGATGCAATTGAATTTGAGAGATCATCAATCCGCTGTGATTGATGCATTGCGAGAAGGTTTTAAGCAGGGATACAGGTCGCAATTGCTGTACGCCCCCACCGGATTCGGGAAAACTGAGGTGGCTATCGCTTTGATGCAGGCCACGGCCGACAAGAGCAAGAAGGCGGCAATCTTGCTCGACCGGCTGGTCTTGGTGGATCAAACCTCCATGCGGTTATCAAAGTACGGGCTGGAGCACGGCGTGTACCAGTCCAACCACTGGAAGTTTGACCGCAACCAAAAGCTGCAAGTCTGTTCAGCGCAGACGCTGGAGGCTCGAGACGACTTTCCCAAGGTGGATTTGTTGATCGTTGATGAGTGCCACATCAGCCGAAAGCAAACGACCGAGTACATCAAGGCCAACCCCGACCTCAAAGTGATTGGATTGACCGCTACGCCCTTTACCAAGGGGCTGGGCAGTATCTACCAGAATGTGGTCTGCGGCGCCACCAACGGCTGGCTGGTCGATAACAAGTGGCTTACCCCGCTCAGGGTGTACATCGCCAAAGAAATCGACATGTCGGGCGTCAAAAAAGTGGCCGGCGAGTGGAGTCAGGAGATGGCTACCAAGCGGGGCATGCAGATCACGGGCGACATTGTGTCTGAGTGGATTCAGAAAACCCACGAGGTTTTTGGTAAGCCGCGCAAGACGATTGTCTTTTGTGCGGGTGTGGCTCATGGTGCCGACCTAGTCCAGCAGTTTGCAGAGCGGGGCTATAACTTCGTGTCGATCAGCTACAAAGATGATGACGAGTTCAAGCGGGAGGCCATAGAAGACTTTGCCAAGCCCGACACAGCGATACACGGCCTGATAGCCACCGACATTCTCACAAGGGGCTTTGATGTGTCGGATGTGATGATCGGGGTGAGCGCACGGCCATTTTCTAAATCACTGTCAAGCCATGTGCAGCAGATGGGCCGGGTCATGCGAACCTATGACGGCAAAGAGTTTGCACTGTGGCTGGATCATTCCGGCAACTACCTGCGGTTTCGGGATGACTGGGATAACCTGTACATCGATGGCGTTGAAGAGCTTGATAAGACAGTAGAGAAGACCAAGAAAGAGCTAACGGACGATGAGAAGACGGCCTCGAAGTGCCCTAAGTGCGGGCACCTGTGGCCAACGGGCGCGGATACTTGCCCGTCCTGCGGCCATGTAAGAGCGCGGCGCAATCAGGTTGAGAATGTGAGCGGCGTCTTGGAAGAGTTGACCAGCGGCAAGAAGTCCACCACCGAGGATCGGCAAGGCTTTTACAGCGAACTGCTGCACTTTGCTGGGCAAAAAAACTATCAGTCGGGCTGGGCAAAACATAAATACAAGGAGAAGTTTGGCGTGTGGCCGAACTATTTACACGAGATCCCGGCACCCGTTACAGACAAGACGATCCACTGGATTCAGTCCAGAAACATAGCGTGGTCGAGGGCTCAAAAGCGCGTACAAAGGCCTCCAAATGAGATTTGAAGACTTTGCCAGAGAGCGCGGGTTGATCATTAACAGCCTGACCCCTGACCGCTGGGTCGCGGTGCCGACTGAAGACCACCCGCACAAGCGCAATGGCCGGTACAAATTGCTGGGTGATATTGGCTGGGTGCAAAACTGGGCCACCATGACGGCCCCAGACATGTGGAAAAGCGAGGGTGCGGTATCACCCACCAGCTTACGCATTGCCCAAAAGAAAGACCAGCAACTGCGTCAGGCAGCAGCACAAAAGGCCATCAGCAAGGCGGGTTGGATCTTGCATCAATGCCAAACTGGCTACCACCCCTACTTGAAACGCAAAGGGTTCCCGCAAGAGGCCGGTAACATTTGGGTGACCGATGAAAGCCAATTGCTAGTGATACCCATGCGGATGAACAACAGCTTGGTCGGCGCCCAACTCATCGATGAACAAGGGGGAAAAAAGTTCCTTCAAGGTCAGCAAAGCAAGGGGGCAGCTTTCGTGATTGATGCAGGTGGAGTACCCATTTTCTGCGAAGGGTTTGCAACTGGACTTAGCATCCGCGCCGCCATGAAAGCTATGAAGGTGCGGTACAAAATCTACATCTGTTTCAGCGCAAGCAACATGCAAGAAGTAGCGCTGGGCATCGAGGGGGGTTTTGTCGTTGCAGACAAAGACCCACACGCGGTTGGAGAAGCCGCCGCCCGTAATACACATAAACCTTATTGGTTGTCTGATACAACGGGCGAGGACTTCAATGACTATCATGTGCGTGTGGGTCTGTTCAAAGCTACATCATCGCTCAAGGCTGCTCTGTTCTTGCGTAATACTTAGCCAGAGCCCGAAGGAATTTAGCCTCGATCTGCCTGATTCGCTCGACACTGATACCGGTGGTGCTGGCTAGCTGCCGAAGTGTTGAGCCTCCCAAGCGGCCCTGCATGAGCAAATAGGCCCGCTCTAAATGTGCTGCCGTCACCCTGTTACCACAAACCTCGTTAAAAACTTCCTTGCTGGGGAAGTCTACCAACCTGATAGGGCTGTCGGGGTTATTGGTGCGAAGCGGCACCCTGCCGTTGTGCTCTCTGAGATTCATACAACCCCCGAAGCTGCAACAATTGCCAAGGCCTTGGTCTTGCATTTTTCAACCTCAGTGGGGTCTAAACCCTTCGCAAAGTGTTCAGCCAAGTCGGAGGCCTTCTTTGCTTTTTCATCATCAGGGGCACAAATTGCCAAGACCAGAGCGTGGGTGACTAATTGGGTTTGGTTCATGATCATTCTTCCTCAAACATTTCATCATCGATCACGCCCATTTCGTCCGTGATATCGGCGGGAATGTTGGCCTTGATCCAGTCGGCGCCCCCTTTAATGCGGTAAAAGTTATCGCCTTCGTTGGTGACTTTCCCGTAGTACCCATCGCCGGGCTCGTAGTAATAGGCCAGCACCTTAAAGCCCAAATCCATCAAATGGAAATAGCCCTCAAGGGGCGGCGACCACGCCGTTTCAAAGCCAACCCGCAGCGCCCCATCTTCGTTTAGGGTGGCCGGTTCATCTGCATTAACCCCAAAATCCCACTTCGTACCCCATTCGCCTACGCACCAGTCGTACCAGTTTTTAAATCCGTAAATCGTTTTGTTGGCAACCTCGGCGGCAATGAGTTTCAATTGCTCTGGGCTGCCGTCTGGGCCTTCGCGTCCCGCTGTGATCTTCAAGGGTTCTGGGATGGGTAGGAATTCAGCCATAAAGGCTTTAGCGTTGAAACCCTTGAGTGCCCGCTGCATCATGGCGGGATCGTCGTGGGTCAATGTCAATGTGTTGTTGCACCAGTTAGGCATTTTGAAATCTCCAAAGTTAAGTTGTGGGTTAAATCCAACCCGCGAGTTTTTTAAATGTGCGTTTGTATTCGGCGTAATCTTTATATGACCCTTTCAGAATTGAATGGTGCAAAAACTTTCTTGCCATGAAAAACCCTTGGGCCAGCTCGTTGCCTGACTTGCCTAAGTTGTCGTAGTCTTCGCCCTCGTACTTGTTTTGCAGGACGAATTTAATTTTTTTCCACTCGGAATCGGTGTATTCGGTCATAAGATCCTGACCCCCAACCCTGCCGTATCCGTCATATG